TGTAAACAATGTTCTTTACATTGCCCTTATACTTTTGAGGGTTCATAGGTTTAAATAAACCTTTGTATGCTCTTCTATCTATGTTAGGAAACTTTTTAATTTTCATTGTGGTGGGGTGGCGTCACCGCCACCCTTTGAGAAAGTTTTGAGAGATAGATTACTCGTCTTCAGCAAGTTTACTAAAATACGATAATGATTCATCATCACTATCGGTAGACGAGGCTTTCTCCACAGAACCAGCAGATTTAGGTACGCTATTACTAGCGGGTGGGAGGTCTATATCTGCAACAGATTCCGTGCTTCTTGTTCCAGTAAGAACCCTATTCAGTTTCTCTTTGAGTTCATCATAGGATTTAAAATTACTTGGATCAATGAAGGCCTTTAGAGCATATTGAGACTTCCACACTGCGTCAATCTCTTCGTCAGTATTTTTAATTTTACTAACTTGCTCAAATTCAGATTTATCATAATTCCAGTAGCCGTCAACTTTTCTGATTTTTAGTTTGAAGTTTGCACCTTCCCAAAAATCAAATGGGTTAACTGCCTTCTCATCTTCAAATGCAGGATTCATTGCTTCTGTAATCTTATCAAATATCTTTTTACCAAATTTGAATAAGAAAGTTTTACCTTCATTCTCAGGATGTTTAGGATCAGATACAACATAGATGTTAGAATAGTATTGTAGTTTTCTTTTTCTTTTTCTAGCAATCTCTTTATCTGCTTCTATGCCTGTATTCCATAGTCTAGTGTTCTCTTCACTAACTGGATCTTTTTTGTTTAATGTAGTTAAACTATTTTCAATATACCATTGACCACCTGGTCCTTGAAAAGCATGATGCCATACTCTTTGCCATGGCATATCTTCGCCTTCAACAGCAGGTAAAAATCTGATTACAGCAAAGCCGTTACCTGATTTATCTAACTCTGGTTTCCAGAATCTGTCGTCTTGGTATTTGTTTTCTGTTTTTGGTTTGTCTTGCGATTTCTCTAATTGTTTTGTTAGAGCGTCAAAATTAGACTTTGACCTTTTTAGTTCTTCTAATGCGTTTGACATTGTATTTTCTCCTTGTATATATTAATGTACGTATTTGTATTAATTGTATTAGTATTATTTATAATTGTTTTTTGTTCTTTGCCCATTTTTTTACTTCTTTACTTCTAGCGTCTTCATCATAACACGCCTTAGGTAAAGGGTTATTCTTAATGCACTCTTTCAAGCGCTCACAGGTATTGACAATCTTATCTAATACTTTATATATTAATTGATCAAACATAATTACATTATATCACTTATTGTCATTGTTGTCAAGCCCCCATTTAACTTGCTCATCATCTGTTCGTATGTGATGTATTCTAATTGACCTCTTTTGTGCCATGGGTCCCACACATCAATAGGACTATTAGTAGGTTTATCATCTAATGCCTTATTAACTTTGTAAAACTTGATATTAGGGTTCCAGTCCATTAGTGTATACCACTGGTTAACCCAATTATCATGTGGTGTAGCAGTGTTCTCTTTTGCTACATAATGTTTAGTGCCTGCATATATATTATTTACCAATCTAGTATTACTTACTAAATCGTGCCCTATCATATAAATTTCTTTTGGTTGTTCTCTCTTAACTGCAACAAAACCAGCACTTGCACCGCAAGCCCAACCATGATCTTTGTATTCTTTCCACACATCTCTAATATCGTTTGACTTATCATCTGGTGTAATCCACGATACATAAATGTGTGAAGAGTTTATTTGTTTCTGTATTATTTCTTTTGGTCTGCCACTATGTGTCTTTTGAGCGTTTCTTAAAATATTAACCATGCCTTTCATGTTAGTGCCATGTATAACAAATTCTTCGGCCTGATCTTTCTTATCTTTGTTTTCTTTTATAATATCATACTCGGATAACTCTTTAAACTCTTCTTCACTTATCATGCCTTTTACAACACCATCGTATGTCATCTTAGGTAGTTTAGTCCAGTTTCTAAAATAACAAGGTATATTTGATGCAATACCACTATGATATATTTCGTGTATAATACCATTGTCAACAGCAGTTAACACATCAGGCATAAAGTCTCTGTAAATCGCATTGCAACCATAAATCTTACCAAATCGTCTTAACTTTTCTAAATCAAAACCTATTCTACTCTCAGCGTTACCTATACAAAATACTTTGCTCATTTTCTTCTCCTTCTAAAATATCTTCGCCATAATGCTGATCTAGTCATTGACACTACGGTAAATATTAATGCGATACCCATACTATCTAATATACTAGGATGTAAATCAAACAAAGGAAATATTAGTAATTGTATTAGTACGGCTAATATAAAACCACTACCTACATCTATTACACTTTCAAATACATCACTCATTTAATTCTTTTCCATTGTTTATATAACTCTAATGATCCTGTTGCTTGATATACTTGACCTGTTTCTAAGTCTCTTATCTGCCATTTCAAAGGACACTTTGTTAGTATTGTTAAGTTAACTGGTTTCTTTAATTCAGGAACCTTTTTATTGTTAATTAGTTTTCTCACTTAAAAATATTTCTTTCATAATAAATTTACATTTAGTCCTGTTAAACTTTATAAAAGGACTTAGTCTGGCAATCTTATGTGAGATTTCAGGCCAGATAACACTTTCGGCAATTTCTTTATCCCAATTCTTAACAAACGCAAGTATTTTATCCATGATGATGATTGTTTGAATTGAGACTTGTTTCGAAAGAAATAATCGTAGCAATCTAGGATGTTGCCCACTATGTACCCGAAGAGCATCATCAAACCGAACATTAGCGTCACTAGCGTCATTACTAATCCGTACAATATCACTTCGAAAATTGTATGTAAACGACTCATTATATTTTCGCCATTTGTTGTAGGTAGTTTCACCATCTGCTCTTACTAAATCTCCTATCCATGTTTTAGAATTAGATGCAAAGTTAGCAACAAAGTAATCAAGTAATTCGTCAGGTTTATATTTAGTAACCAGTTTGTGAAAAAAGAACCTGTCGTTTCTTTTGAGAAAAGTATTAAATGATGAATTAACTTTTGCATTGTGTTTAAAGAAATCGTAATTGTCCGTTGAAAAATGTAATTTAACTGCAAGATAAAGTTTGTATGCTTCATAACTATTCATAATGGTAGTTTGGCTGAATTTGTTTTTTCAATCAGATTCAACTTCTCTGCCTCTATTTGTATTTTTTCTTTTAGTGATTTATTTATTAATGTGTTAATTGAACCTGAGTCTAAATTATTATCTTCACAATAATTAAGTACAGCATCCATGTATGTTATTCTTTTTTCTTTAACTATCTTTTCAATAATTAAACCAAACTTTTTACTATTCAATAACATAATTTATTATAACATATTATAAGGGAGAGATCAACCCTCCCATATAATTAGTCAGCGATCTGATCGCAATTCTTTTTATTTGCTGGTAGACCTGGTTCTTTATCATATAACCAAATATATGAATAAACTACCTTGTCTTCTTTTACTGCACATTTTTTACCAAATGATAGTCTTGGTTCTTTGATAGAACAAGCACTTAGCAATACACCTGCAAATAATATAGTCATTATTGTTTTCATTGTTTTAATTGTCCGTCTTCAACTTTTGTTGTATCAAAGGTGTGAAATATCATACATCTTTCATTGCCTTGAGCGATGTCAATTGTTGCCAATCTCTCACCTTTGTCGTTTGCCCACATAGTTATCATATACACTGGATTGCCATCTGGTGATGATGATTCACGGCCTAAAGAAACCTCTGTTGCTTTAAACTCGTGGTCTTCTATGTACTTATTTACCTCTGCAGGAGTACCACATACTCCTGGTAAGTCTAAGAAGTAAAAATTATATTTATTTAGGTCGTATCTATTGTGTTCAGCGTAAACACTTGTCGCAAATAGTACGATAATAAAAATTAAAATCTTTTGCATATATCCCTTTAGCAGTTAAGGTCGCAAGTAGGATTGCTTTAAATCACCTGAATTTATTTGGTTAGTCTCTCCGAATTTCTATTGACCAGTATAACTATTTAGTAATTTGAGTCAACTTTTCCTTGTTTCTAATAAGAAAATCTGCTGTGTGTTTATAGAATAGGTCTTGGTGTGTTTTAATCTTATCAGGACCATGTACCCACTCTTGTACAAATCCATCTTCACACGCAGCCAAAACAACCGTTTGTTCTATTTTTTTACCAGGATATAACTCTTCAAACATCTTAGCATATGCTGAACATTGTAAGAAATTGCCATAGTTATATTCTTCGTCTCTTCTTTTTGTAGAGGTCTTAAAATCAACCACAGATAGTTTACCTTTATACTCTGCGACACAATCTACTTGTCCTGCAACTCCTAATTCTTTTGAATATAGATACTCTTCTAAACAATGAATATTATCTAGTCTTGCAAGATATGGTTTTATAATTCTAAACAGACC